TGCATCTAAAGCACCCGTAGTAACAATACCTGTGCCACCAACACTTTTACCAGACATATAAGTAGAAAGTGTATCTACGCTAGTCATACGCATTGTACCTGCGTCATTAATAAGTACGCCATCACCGTCTGCTACGGCTGTTGTGCCTCTTGCTGTACCACCGTCTATAAGATTGATTTCAGCAGTAGTAGAAGTTACCCCATCAAGAATGTTAAGTTCTGCTGCAGTACTTGTAACTCCATCTAAAATGTTTAGTTCAGCGGCTGTGCTGGTTACCCCGTCAAGAATATTAAGTTCTGCTGTTGTACTTGTAACCCCATCCAGAATGTTTAGTTCTGTGGCTGTTGAAGTGACTGCTACATCTTCATTAATTTTAGGGGATGTTAAAGTTTTATTTGTAAGTGTGTCTGTAGATACAAGTGACACTAAAGTAGAGTTAGCACCTGCAGGTAAGAGCATAGTGTTTGTAACAGAGGCTGAGTGTGGTTGTGCAATTACTTTTTGACCGTGGCTGTTACTTTCACAGTTAAATACAATAGCACCTGAGTTAGTATTACCACGTACAACAACAGTGCCTGTACCGTTAGGTGCTAAGTCTATTGTAGCATTAGAAGTTGTAACAATGTCAGCACCATTCATATCTAGATTGCCACCTAGTTGTGGAGTAGTATCTTCTACAACGTTAGCTAAGTCTGTACTTGAACCAGTGCCAGCAAGAACAGTACTTCTAGTAATCTTTTTAAGTCCACCACCAGAAGTATCAATAGCTAAGAACACATCATCGTTAGCTGCAGTGCTTATTTCCGACAAAGAACTTACAGCAGTAGAGTTAAAGTTTGTACCGTCAGCTACAAGAATATTACCTGCAGTATTAGTAGCAGCAAACAAACCATCATTGGGGATAGTTAAGTTACCAGTAAGGGTAAGATTACGAATACCTGTGGAGTCTTTGTTTGCATCTAGTACAACAGCTTTAGATGCTACAGCTGTACCAATAGCAGTATCACCAAGGTCTAAAGCGTTAAGCTCACCTACTACTGCAGTAATACCATCAAGTACATTTAACTCAGCTGCAGTAGACGTTACACCGTCTAAGATGTTTAGTTCAGCTGTAGTTGACGTTACACCATCTAAAAGATTAATCTCTGTAGCAGTTGAAGTAACCCCGTCTAGGATGTTTAACTCTGCTGCTGTTGAAGTGACTGCAGTACCATCAATAGAAAGAGTATCTACTTCTGCTGTACCATCAATAAATATGTTACGCCATTGCTGAGAGGCTGAACCAAGGTCATATGTATCATCATCGTCAGGTATAATGCTTGAGTCTACGTTAGACCCAAACACAACATTATCAGCAGCAGAAGCACCCAAAGTAAGAGTACCACCGTTAAACGTAGTAGTACCTGTTACAACAAGATTACCACCAATACCTAAGTTACCTGAAATATCTACTGCACCATTCATGTCAATAGTAGTTGCAGCAATCTGTATCTCTGTGTCAGCTACGAGATCAAGTTGACCATCAGCAGAAGAGTTAATATAGATACCTGTGTCACGAAACTGTATCTTCTCTGTTGTAGCAATAAGTATGTCATCAGAGAACTCGAAGTAATCCTCATCTTCCATCCACTTTAAAACACCGTCATTACTTTCTCCATCAAAGGTTACAGTAATGTCAGTTCCTGAAGTAGCATCTCCAATAGTAATGGATGTACCCAACAGTTTAGTAATAGGACCGCCTTCAGCAGTAGTCCCATCATGTGAGTGTCCTGTACTAGAAGCAAACGCAGCTAGTAACTGATCAAACTCATCGTTAGTGTGATCTGACGTAATTGTATCGCCATCATTATATGTTGACTGTCTTGTATATGTAGCGCCCATCTAACGTCTTGCTCCTAGTTGATACTCTATTTGGAAACCTTTGAGAGAGTACGAGTTAGTTGTTCCCCCATCTTCTACTTTTAATGCGACAGAGAATCCTGACCCCTCTATGGGCTGTCGTAAAAGAGGCTGAGTAGGACCGCCATAAACAAACTGTATTGCAGAAGAAACTGTACTGTATACAGCATTACCATAAGACGCAGCTAAAGATGTTGTGTCAAAAGGATAAACAGCAGGTCTTGCTGAGTCTTTATCTTCGTTATCATAACGTACTGTTAAGTCGGCGGCAACAGTTCCTTCTGGTTTATAGCTAATAATAACCCGTTGCATGTGTTTACGGATACCACTATCCCCAAAACTCATGTCAGGACTTCTATACGTTCCCGCAATAGTTGTCCCATCAAATGTATTACCAGATTCTTGCCTCTGTACAAACCCTAGCGAATCCCCGTGTAGTACAATAACATTACCAGCTTCAATAAAAGTATCTGTACATGCTACTTGTATTCCCCGTGTTTCTGAAAACTCAAAGGCTTCTTTTTTAAGTACACATATAGCGCCTTTAGAAAGTGATGCACCTTGACCATCTTTAGTAAAGAAAATTCGGTATTGTGTTTTGTCAGGTATAACTACCGAATCAAAAGAACCAGCGTTATTAATGTTTTCATCAAATACAGATTGAATGTTCTTACTAATTGTACCAAGTTCTGTATCGCCAATACGAGCAGTCGCAGCCACAGTACGAAGTCCATCCGGGCCAAGAAAGATTAAGTCACCTGCAAATTCTTGTACAGTAAAGCTGTTAATGCAGCCAATGTTTCTTGTTACGGGCTGTACTGAAAAGTCACTAAGGCTAGATCCTGTAAGTTTAAATATTCTGTTTTCACAAAAGATAAATAAACTATCCCGAAAAACTTTTAGTGCAACTACTGAGTCATCAACTTTAATACTGCCTGCGCCATCACCAGCGTTAAAACCATCTTCATCAAACGGCTCACTAAAAACAACTTCTTGAGGCGAGGTAGACTTACCTGCGTAGAACATATGGTTTCTATACGCAGCTACAACAGTAGAACCTGCTACTGAACTTTCACTAACATCAGCTGCAGTCATAGCAGCATTAAATATTACAGGAGCGTTAACACCGTCAACACAAATAATCTTTTCGTTACCATCAAAGTTGTATCTTTCAAAATGGTACTTAGCAGCGTTAGTTCTACCAGTATCTCTTTCAGTCCAGTTCTCTGAAACTACGTCTGCTTTAGAGTGTGTTGCTGCAGTAGAACTTGAAGTAGCCCTAGTAACACCTGTGAAGTTAGTAGAACTAATGCCTGTGTAAGTAAATGTTTCTGAGTTAATTTGAATAGTACCACTGGAGGAAAATCCACTTGTAGATAACACACTAATAATACCTGAGCCTGACATACTTGTACCAGCCGCAATGCCAAGAGATAACTCAGTAGATGAAGATGAGAATATCTTTTCGCCCCTAGCTGCTACAACTTTATCTGCAAAACTAGCTACCATCAAAACAGATTCGGAGCTAGAAGAAGTAAGTGGAACTACTTGGTTTGCGTATTTGCGATAGCCATTTATCCTCCGATAGCCACCTGAAATATCAGGCTCAAAGTTTTCTAAAACTAAAGCCTCCCCCGGTTGCATCATAAAAGTAGAACGGTTTAGAATTAAACCGCCCTCACAGTTAAATGCTACAGGTTGTGTCTGTGTACTGTCTGGCACTAAAAGGATACTCCAGAGTTAGAGCTTGTAGGTCTATTTATTACTGTGGATCTAATGTAATCAAATTTATTAATTAACAAGCTTTGGATATTCTTAATACCATCCTCAAATCGTTCAAAGTTAATCTGGTACTGTTGCATCTCACCCCTGTACTGATATAAAAATGCAGTAGCACCATCTGTAATGACAGGCTTAAATCTATCTGGAATACTAGTGGTATCTCCATGAGCACTTAGGTCATCAGGGAATGTAAAATAATCATAGAGTAGTGTATACTCTTTGTCAGGAAAAGGGTACAGTAAGTAATTGTTATCAAGGGTACGAACAATGTACTGAGGTAACCCTCCGTTATCAAACTGTGTTACTACTACGCCGCTACTGTAAGCAGCAGCAGTTGTACTGTCAGCACCTCTTGTGCAACCTGTAAGTGTATTGCCAGATACTGCAGTGTACGTAATCTCTTCACTACCAACAAAGACAGTGCCCTCTGTTGCAAAGCCTGTAGATGAAGCTAAGGTCAGGGTTGTTACTGAGTCTGTGTGTGTACCATCTAGTGTAGTAGATTTAATATCATCTTCTTGATTAGCAAACTCTTTACTTATGTATTCGTTGTAGTTAAGTTTCTTTAGATTAACACCTGAGGAACTAACGTCAGAGTTCTTTTTTATTCTTGCTGTATTGTAATCTATATATTTTGTGCCCGTTGGTATAGTGTATCTTACTACGCCCGGAACTACTGTAGAAGAATTACTAGCGTGATTGAATGGATAAGCAAATTCTTTTTGATTGATGTGGCGTATAGCTTCATTAATAGCATTCTTAGCTTGTACTTGAACACCCCTAGCATTCGTAAAATTAGTGGAAGTAAGTACGACTTCATTCATACGAGTAAGAACGTCATTCGTTAATTCAAGATATGTCAGCGCCATCATGTTTCCTTAAAATGTAGCAATGGGGCCAGCGTAAAGCTAGCCCCAAAGTTTAGTGTTGTATTACAGCAAGTCACGCTGGGCTGCAGAAGCCTCAGTGTGAGCAGCTGAAACATCAGCAATTACTGCATAGACACGTAAGCGTCCAGTTGCAGCAGCAGCACCAGCGATAACTACATCAATGGTATCTGCAGCACCGACAAGAGCTAATGCAGCAGCAGCATAAGTAGATGCAGCACCAGTGTTTACAATGTTAGCTTCACCAGCAGTACCTTTTACAAGGTATGTACCAGCAGCAGCATCCAAAGCAGCACCGTCAATGATGTCATCTCCACCAGCAAAGTCAATATTACAAGTACAACTTGCAGTAAAAGACTTCATGATCTCCGCACCGCCAGCAACCATTACTGATTCAGCAGGGATTTCAAGTAGTTGGAAGATGTCACCATTAGCAATAGTAGCACCTGCAGCAATCATAGCATCAATATCTAAGATTGCTTCAATAGTTCGT